TGTGAATCCTCCTCCATTACCACAATTATCCCTAAGACTTACAAAAGGTGCTTCAGAATAATTGCCAGGTAAAATAATATCAATCCCTAAAAGATCTCCTGTAGCGTTAACAACCGCATTTCCAGCCGCACCAGAACCGTTTCCACCCCAGAATACCACTTGAGGGGCTCCACATATTTCAGGCCCAGAATAACAATCAGTTAAGACATCACTAATTGCAGATCCTGGATTGAAATCAAAATTAAAATTCCTAAGATTATCAGGAACATTAGTTAGTGCTTCAAAATCCTCTCCAACTTGTCTTGCTTTATCAAAAATATCTTTAATATTTAATGATTTGTTCTTAGGAGCACCACCTTCATTAAAATTCCACCTCTTTACTTCAGGATCTTCTCCACTATCACATTTTTTCTCTTTATCTCTTCTTTTTTTATAATCCATCAGACTCTCACCTTCTTGTTTTGCTTCACCTGGCCCTTCGTCTGTCTTTATACATCCACCTACTTCACATTCTAAAAGAGATAATATTGTTTTTAAAACACTTCCAATACTACCCATCAAACTTCCAATGCTTCCAAATAAATTAGAAACAGGCCCTAAAATACCATTAATTAAACCTGATAACTGTCCAACAATCTGACCTATAAAATTACCAATAAAATTTTCTACAACACAGGTAGCAACATTTACAATCTTATCAATAAAAGAAGTAATTGCATTTCCAATCAGATTACCAAGATTAGAAATCATTAATTTAAAAATACATGCAATCGCATCTATGATTTTCTTTTTTATACCATTAGCTGCAAATCTACCTGATAATGGATTAACTGCCAACGCATTGTTTATTACCGCTTCTAACTTTCTGATGAACAATTTCTTCACCCTGTTCATCATCTTGGTGATCCATTTTGATATTTTTTTAGCATACTCATTAATTGCTTCCTCAAAATCATCAATCCCCTCCTCTATATCCTTTATCAACTTCTCCAAATCATTCTGAACACCTTCAGCAGCATCTTCTAAATTATCCACCCATGAAAATAATATAGGACTATCACCCTCTTTCCTTTTATCTTTATTCTGCTGTGTTTCTCCCTTAGGTCGTTGAGAAACAGTTTCACCCTGAACATCACTACCATATTGAGTTTTGGGTCTCATAAACAATGTGGAACCTGGTTGGAATCCACTTGCTATCTGAGGGCCTTTTCCTTGTTTTTTCTGAGAAAGTTTTCCTTTGCTGTTAGGGGCAACTCTATCAATATACCAATTACCCGTATCAATTTGTTTAATTACATAGACAAGAGTATTGATAGGAAATCTTGGTTCTCCAACAGATTCTCCTCGCAAACCTGAAGTGGGAAAAGGAGGATATGCCCAAGGAAGAGCCGCAGGAGCAATATCATCACCATGAATCCCAAATATACGAATCTTATATCGAGGAAGATTATATTCAGGGTTATCTTTACCTGTAAATTGAGTCTGTTGTAAAGTCTCTACATGACTCATATCATCCGCAACCTGAGCCAGTCGAGGGGTTGTCCAACCCATCAACTCCTCATATTGTTTTTTAGTATATCTTTCAGTTTGAGACTTCATGCGTTTTTAATCGTCGTATACTCTACATTCCAATGAATCTGGATGATTATCACAATACACTTCTAAGTGCTGATCCTCATGTCGTGTGTGCCAATCATTGATCTTTGCATCATTCTTATCCACTTCATCCTCGGAGTGGGAATGAAAGGCATCATTGTGCATCTTTAGATCTTCTTCAGTATATTCGATCATACCATGATTGATATGCTCTTTATGATCTTTAGGATCTATATAAACCTCATGATTAAGGTCGTGTTCTGGAGTGTTAGATGTCATAAAAGTAATCCCTTACGTTGGTATTTATTATACACTGAATTCATTTATTCTATCACAGTTTCTACAGATCCACCACCAGCGATGACAGTTGCAGTAGCAAGAGTATAGCCGCTATCATCTGCTAATGCTTGTGCCTCTTCAGATACTTCAGTAGTTTTAACACCATAAGAATCTCTAACTAAATGTAATGCTGTAAAAGAATTAGATTTAGTTCCATAATGGCATAAATCCGCTATCATATAGAAACCGCTATCTCGCCTCCTACTTCCAATAGTGGTTTCTTTATTGGAAAGTTCTTCAAACTCACAATAAACTAAATCACCCGCATGTAAATCCAGATCAGCAGAGACAATAATCTGCACTGACATGTTCATTTTTTGTCTATAATTTTGATGTGCTTGTTGAAAAATTTCCTCAACGACATATTTTGGTTGGTCAGTTTTTTCAACCTGTTGCTCTACATTATCTGTTCCCTTCACTGTTTGACCAGTAGCAGCTGTAGTAACTTGAAAACCTGTTAGTTTTCCTAAAAAATCTTTAGCTAGTTGAGGTAACTGTCTACCTGCCATCACAGTATTTTCACCAGAAACTAATTCAGTTTCTTTAGACTCACCAGTCACCTCATCAAAAGTATCTATTTTACTGCCCCATGCACCCGATTCAAATTGAGCTAATGCATTTGTACTTCTATCAACACATGACCATAGAATTTTAGCATCATAACTTGCAGGTACATTATCATCTGACTTTTTATTTTCAATAAATCTTTTAATTGTTTTACCCTTAGGATCAAATAATTCATCAAGAGATTTAAAATTATATCCTAATGAAGTTTCCCAAAAAAGATATCCAGCCGTTTTTCCCTTTGCACTTTTACCATCAGATACTTGTATATTAGGAATACCAAGTTTTTGAATATCTAAAAGTAGTTCAAACGGATATTTATTATCACCCCATTCATGATACTCATTTATAGTCTCATCAATGTTCAATGTCTTATTTGATTTTAAGTTGGTTCTTATAATGGCAGCTGCGATATCAGATATTTTTCCTGAGTATTTGGATCTACATCTATTTTCCAATAAAGTATTATCAAATGCTTCTTTAGATACAGCCGTTAAAGTATATGTTTGATTTTGAAAGGATTGCTTCATATTGGATATCTGTGCCAATCTTAAGTTTGGCAAGTCTATTCTTGTACCCTTTTCATCCTCTATGCTAAAGAAAACTTCTTCAGTGCCTTGAGCAATTTCGGCATCTAGTAAACCAAGACGGGAATCCGTTCCATCATCTGCAGGAACCGCATTTCCTGTGTCCACAATAAAAGCCATTACTTCAACATAGGGCATGAAAACACTTTCCCTATATTCAATAATAGGATTACCTGTACGAAGATCCACAAGTTCTTCATCACCAACATTTGCACGAATGGCTAAAGCATTATAAATGAAAGGAGTTTCTACAGTTGACATGATTTTAAACTTCTTGAACTACAGGTTGAATAACAGTGGTATTATTGGTAATCACTCCATAACTACCATTAGAATAAGAGGTATCCTGAGCAAGATCATCCACATTGATGACGTTCTTCATAAAATTAGGTTCATCCTCTAAATCCCACCACTGAGTGATTCTAGGAGTGTCTCTCTTTCCTATTACTGTTATTTTCAGAGTGGGGGTATCATCATCAATTTCTTCGGCATTTACAGTTGCAAATCCACTGGATGCTGTCAATCCAGTTATTGCCATTCCTGATGTTTTACCAATTTTTTGTAATTTTGGAAGCAGTTTGATAGGAATCGTTAGTTTTTTTGCATTAAGTAAAACACCAAGTCTAGCAGTTATCGCACTAAATCCTGCTATATCTCCAAAGGGTAGTGGCCCATCTAAAAGTGCAACAGCTCCACCAGCAACCATCGCTGCCATCAATAATTTATCTTGAAAAACATTAGCATTGACTATTTCATAGAAATCTTGAGGACTAAGACCTCTCCAATTAAACGCAGGTTGAGTAGGAGGAACAGAAACAAGATCCGTAACAGGATCCGTAACAGGAACAGGATCCTTAACAGGAACCGTATCAGGAACTTTAACATCAGTCCCAGATATTTGCTCATTAGTTGGTACTAAACTTTCAAAGAGTTTCTGTAATAACCCCGCCGTACCTGGTATCAGCACTCCTCCAACTATTGTTTGTAAAGATGTTATTGTTGAAGTCACTAACTGTGGTATTGTTACAGGTACAGGAGGACATACAGGTGTAACTCCTCCACCACCTCCACCACCTGGCCCTTTAGGCCCTCTGGGTCGCATAAATGGTTTAGCCACCAAAGCAATGGCAGCCATTATCAATGCTCCATTAATTACTTTCTTTAATAAATTAGAAACTTTGTCAAATTTGTCTAGTGCCTCTTTACCTCCAATTCTTTCAATAGATGCTCTTAATTCATCATACTTATCATAAGCATTTACAATAAATCCTATCACTCCTTCCCACATAAACTTACCAAATTGCATAATACCCTTAGCAATGGGTGCTAGTTTCTTTCCTATAGCCTCAAGCACAGGAAGATTATTTAAAAGTATATTAAGTAAAAATCCTCCTGCTAAAAATGCTAGAAAATTTTTGAGAGAGTCTAATATCCCTGTTTTAGGAAGTATACCTAAGAAAGATGATTTTTTCTTTTTTTCTTTCTTTTCTTCTAATTCCTTCTCTCTTTTTTTTCTCCTCTCCTCCCTCATATTTTTTATTTTTTGAGAGAAAGAGGATAATCTAAATTTCAATTGAAGTCCCAATAAATCTTTTATCATCAAAAGTTTATCTTTTACAGAATCCTCTTTCGTTGTTGTCAAATTGGCCGTGGGAATCGTAGTTGTCTTAATGGAAAGAGGAACTAAAGAACTCTGGGGTTTAATTGTTGGTTTTTCCTCTTCTTTATTAGAACGATTTAATACCTGCTGAGACATCTCTTTCCCAGACTTGGATTTTTTCTTCTTCCTTCCTGATAATAAGGATTTTCCTAAAGTTCCTAAAACAGATAATAACATATTATACTCCTACCAAATCATGAATACCCAAAGAGCGAGTGGTCATGGCTCTATAATGAGATCTATTTACAATCATAATATCAGGAATAGTCTTACTTCCAATCTTAGTAGGAGTTTGATCTTGTTTACTTATTCTCTTCTCTGGTAATACAATTGTCTTATCCGATGTATGACTTACAGGAACTTCAATAGCAACTAATCCCACAGCCTTAGCAGGGAAAAATCCACTTTCCCCTCCATATGTACTAATTGACTTAGATGGATCATTTATATTTTTTACCATATCTTTCAAATTTCCAACTAAACCACCACCTTCAAACTTTTGCACCGTATTTTTAATTAAACCGCCTTTATTAAACTTCATGATGTTATTAACACTAGCAGATGAGTTCATTCTCTTATTAAACTTCATGGTGTTATTAACACTAGCAGATGAGTTCATTCTCTTATTAAACTTCATGGTGTTATTAACCTTAGCAGATGCGTTTATTCCCTCAAAAATATTAGTACCATATCGTTTGACTGCATCCTTGGTTATTACAAACTCACCAGGAGTTAGCATCGCAGGAACTGTATCTCTATTACTTTCACCAAAAACACTTGGACTGACGAATCCACCTTTATTCATTGTTACAACTCCCTCACCCGTCTCATCACTATCATCTTGTCTCTGATTATTAACCCGACCTCCTAATTTATTGATCTGGTTTTGTAATTCGAGCAACTCATCATTTAACTTTGCTTTTTCAAAAGGATTGTTAGATTGTTGAAATTTAATTAATTTGTCGGTATATTCTTCAGATAGTAACTGGCGAGTTGCCTCTACTCCTTTCTCACTTATACTTTTTTCAATGTTCATCTCAGTCGGTGTTTTTCCTAAATTAGGGAAAACTTTAGTCAACCAAGCTGGGGCAGTAAAAAGAGCAACTCCTGCCAACCACGGATTTCTTGCTATGAGACCTACCAAAGCAGGAAGAGACCATGATAAAAATCCAATCAACGCTCCAAGTATAGTTCCTAAAGGAGTTAAAAATGCAGCTGCAGCAAATGCCAGTGCTGGCCACCAATCACTAAAAAATCTAGTAAGAGTATCAATTTTCTTTTTATTTTCTGGATCAGTAAACCACTTAAACAGAACATTAAAAAGATAACCTGCAAGAACAAATTTAAAAAATCTACCTATTGCGTCTAAAATATTAGCAAAAGGAGAAACTATTTTACCCACTAAATTCTTTCCAACTTTAGCAATACCCTTTGTACTTTCTAATAAATTCTCTCGGACTTTTCTACTGCTTTTTTCTCTTTCTTTCTTGTCTATATCTGCTTCTTTTCTATTTTGCTTGTTACCTATTCTTAAGATCCCTATAATACTGTCCAATATAGAATTAATTTTTCCATCCATACCACCCTTCTTCTCATCATCAGCACTACCAGGCAATAATGCTTGAGGTTTAATTTTATTGGTGGGTATTACTTGTTTTCTCGCAAATAATTTATTAACATTTATTTTTCTTCTTTTTTCTCTGAGTCCCTTGAGTTCATCTCTTAATATTCTTGACCTTGGACTGTCTCCCTGATTGGCAATCTCAAGAGTATTAATACCCTCGATCAACGCAGACATATATGTTTTCTCTGCATTATCAACAGCATAAACATCTACTGGTTCTATTCCAAGATCCAATAGAATTTTTGAAATTTCTGGTCTAGCTGTTACTGCCATTAAGATGATGCTTGCTTTTGTTGTTGCTTCAATTTCTCTTCTTCAAGATGTGCTCGAAGTAGTTCAACATAAATGTCTCTCTCCCAAGGGATTAAGTTTTCTATCTCAGTTAATGAATATTTATGATACTGAATTAAAGAAAAATTCAATTTATAATAATTCTCTAGATCCATATGGACTAGAGCTAACCGAAAAAACTGGATAATCCCTCCAATAATACAGTATTTTCTACTTTAGTATTAGGATTAGTGAATTTTACTTCATGAGAAAGTTTGGGCATTGTTTCAAAGAATGTTTCAATCTGTTTAAATTGAAAGGAATTCATTGAATCAAGAAAATCTCTTATTTCTTTTTTAGTGCAATCAGCTCCAACCCATACTTCTTCTTGCGAATAAATTTTATCAATGCAAGTTGCAATCAAATCAAAGGACTGATCCACCACTTTACCACCATCATTAAAATCAAAATTATTTTTAATAAACTCTGAAAGAGAAGGATACTTCATCTCCATCATCAAATCATTATCTAACTTAACTTTATTGGTATGATTATCATTCTTTTGAATTTGAATTTCATCAATCGGTATATTTACAGAGACTTGAGTTTTTCCATCATCAGGACAAGTAATCTTAACTTCAATTTCCTCACCCACAGACTTCCCTCTAATATTAAGGAATAGATACTCAATATCAAAAGTAGGAAGAGTGTCAACTTTTATGCCCTTCGTTTGAATGCAAGATTTTATGACATTCTTGATAGCCGTCGTTATTTCTTTTGTATTTTCACTTTCTAAAGCTAGAACTAATAATTTCTCTTCTTTAACCAGAAAAGGTCTATATTCTATACTTTGTCCAGTGGAGGGTAATTCCAACTCATAAGTCGGTGTAGCAATCTTTGGTAAAGGCATGATATCCTATAGAAATTTCAGTGTATTTTATTTAGCGTGGTTATTGTGAAGTGGTTACTACTAATCCATCATCGTTTATAACAGGTAATCCAATCGTCGGATTGCCATCATTTATAGGGCCCATAGTAGGAGTATTAATTTTAGGAGATACCAAATAACGAGAGAAATTAAAGTTAACTGTGCATCTTAATAAGTCTGAAGCATTATAAGAAACAGGCATCGAATCAATACTTATTGGATATGCCTTTAGAAACTTATACTCTAATATTCTATTATAATCTCTTTCAAATTTTTTGATATAAATGGAAGTTTGATACTCCTTAGGAAAGTTGACTCTGTAAGAATAATTATCAGCACTAGAATTCTGTTGGTTAACAATAAACCCAATCCATTTTTCAAAGGTAGTGATTATTTCATAGTCATGATCCACATAAAATGTAAAAGAGGAGGTTGGATTATATTGTCTCCTATATACATGCCTTTCAGTTACTCCCGTATGATCACTAGTCATTTCATGAGTTGCCAAAGAAGTTGCGGGTAGTGCTGCCTCCGCACAAGACAGAGAAGTAAACCTATCATCTGCCTCATCTCCTCTCAATAAAACTCTAACCCTTGGTGGTGGAAAAAACCAACATTGAAAGTGTGAAGTAAGAGCAGGATTTAAAATTGAAGCTTTTAAATCTGATAATACCTTTTTATGAGGTTTAGGAGTGTTAGTTGTTGAACCGCCGATTACGACAGACATGTTTCTATAAATATTACTACTGGTATATTATGTATAATGGGAGAAAGCAAAAAGAGTTTCTTCAGACCCTCTTTTCCCAAAAAATACAAGGGAAATCCTAATAATATTATATGTCGTAGCACATGGGAGACCAAATTCTGCAACTATTGTGATTTGAATGAGAATATTCTTGAGTGGGCAAGTGAAGAGTTTTATATTAAATATGTCTCCCCTGTTGATAATCGGACTCATCGTTACTATCCAGACTTCCTTATCAAAGTCAAAGAAAACTCAGGTGAGATTAAAACTTATGTGATTGAGGTAAAACCCAAGAAGCAAACTCGACCTCCTAAAAAAAGAAAAAAGGTGACTCAATCATATCTCTATGAATGTAAAACCTATGCTGTTAATACGGCTAAATGGAAGGCAGCACAGGAGTTTTGTAATGATAGAAAAATTGAATTTAAGATTATTACCGAACAAGAATTAGGAATATATCATGGTAGATAAATTAGAAGATTACTTTGAACAATATTCTCAACAGGTAGGTGATAACAGGATTGAACCTATCATGAATGAATTGAAGGAGATGAGTGATCCTGAAGATATGATGATCCTTATCATGGATACGTTAAAAGATGTAGAAGTGGTGCCTGATGTTGGACAGTACTATACTTTTCTATATACTGCAAAAACTCCAAGAATTACATATGATCGTCATCCTTTGGTGGCTGTAACTGACATTCAAAGATGGGGATTTAGAGGTCTAAATTATCACTGGGGTAAATTTAGAAACTACACATGGCAAGAGATTGATGGAGTCCTTTATGTTGTTCGACCCAGTGAAATAAATGACCTCAGGAACATCTCTTATGCATATTTCCTTACAACTCTATAAATAACTAAAAAATAATATAATGTCATCTCCTACTACCACAGCAATACCAATAACATGGGGGAGAGATACCCTTTTTAATTTAAATGATGATGTAACTTATTATTATAAATTACAAACAACTCAAACTAAAAACAATGATGGAGATACGATATTTAATACAGTAGTTTTAAGAAGTGATTCAGCTGATTTTAGTATCTCACAGGAAATTGGATATAGAAATTCAAATACTGGAGAAATTATTATTACGACAGATGGAGATGACGACATATCAGATATTGAAGCAGGAAAACTCAATACACTTACAAGAAAACTTGCTCCTCTGAGTGAGAGTTTACTAGATAGTTATCTGGCTGAGGGAAAGTTAAGTGCAGAGCAAATACAATCACTAAAGAACTCCTTGGGATTGAGCTCTGCAGCTAGTAGCGGTGATGGTGAAAATGGAAATAATGAAAGCATAACAACTCTTGATGATAGAGTTTTTAATGAAGATATAGGCACCAATATATCTTTCAAAAGAAATGCCAGAACAATATATGGAGATTATTGCTATCCAGAGGATATAAAAAACGATAGAACTCAGGATAGAATTAAATTTACTATGAAATTTAGTAAAGGTTCTCGTGTAACCACATCTATTGATTCAGGAGTTAAAATTTTTGAGAGAAGGAAATTCAGCATCGGAGGATCAGTAACCCTCCCCATACAATCAGGAATTCAAGATCAAAATAGTGTAAAATGGAATGGAGGAACACTTAATGCTCTTCAAGCATTCGGTGCTAGTGCAGCAATCAATATTTTTGAGACAGCAGGGAATAGTAACCAACCAATACCAGATACTGTAACTCAACTTGGTTTAATCGCTAATCAGGCGAGAAGTGCATTACAAGGATCTGCTGGTAATGATACAAGAACAGCAATCAATGTATACTTAGCTCAACAAGCAGTCGGTGCTCAAAACTTACTTTCAAGAACTGCTGGTGCAATTATTAATCCTAATATTGAAATGCTCTTTGATGCTCCTGCATTAAGACCATTCTCATTTCAATTTAAAATGTCTCCCAGAGATGAGGATGAAGCAGCACAAGTAAGAAGTATTATTTCTTTCTTTAAACAAGGGATGTCAGTTAAAACTTCAAGTTCTAACATATTCCTCAAAGCTCCTAACATATTTGATATTCGATATATAACATTTAATAGAGGTGAAGATGGTGTTGAGAGGGAAGTAGATCATCCATCTATTAACCGTATTAAAACATGTGCTTTATTAGCTGCCTCAGTGGACTATACTCCTGATGGTTCATATATGACTTATGATGATCCGAGAAGATCAATGACTTCTTATGGTCTTACTCTTTCCTTCAATGAACTTGATCCTATCTATGAAGATGATTATATCGACGACTTAGGAATGAAAAATTCCGATAACACCGCAAACGAAATAGGTTTCTAAAATGCCATCTTACTTTCGACAAGTTCCAAATTTTGAATATGTCAATAGACTTCCTGACTCTAAAAACAGTTCGGAGTATATTGAAGTAAAAAATATTTTTAAAAGAGGAAAATTAAAAAAAGACGTTTTTAATAATTTAATGTATTTTACCCAATATAAAATTATTGGAGATGATCGCCCTGATAATGTCGCATTTCAAGTATATAATGATGAAACCTTGGATTGGTTAGTTTTACTTTCAAATAATATTGTAAACATACAAACTGAGTGGCCTTTAGAACAACAATCTTTTTTAAATTATCTTTTAAACAAATATGGGAGTCAAGCAAACCTCCTTCAACCTCATCATTATGAAACTGTAGAAACAAAAAATACTAAAGGATCTGTAATCGTTAAAAAAGGATTAGAAGTTCCTCAAGATTACTCCTTTGAATATTATGATGGTGTCCTTGGAGAATATGTAACAGCATCTGACATAACATCGGTGGTATCCAACTACGATTATGAAATCAAAATTGAAAATGCAAAAAGAAACATATATGTGCTTAAACCTGAATATCTAAATGTTGTTCTTAATGATATGAATGACATAATGCCATATAAAAAAGGTTCCACCCAATATGTGAGTGAAACCTTAGTAAAAGGAGAAAATATTAGACTATATTCTTAATTACTCCTCTGCAAGTTTTTGAAAATAAGAAAGAGCATCATCCTCATCTGAACTAGCAGATGCTACAGCAGCCACTGGTTCTTTACGAGCATTGAAGTCTGGTGCATAAGAACCACGACTGTTATCCTCCTCTGCTACCTCCTCGTCTATACGACGCACAGGTTGCTTCTGTCCTAAAACATAGTCCAAACGCTTCTTCAGGTCATCATATGACTTGAATTGGTCTGGTGCGGTAACAGCAGCAAGTGAATACTGCTTCTTCCACAATGCTTCTAAAGCATCATCGTCATCAAGCAATGGGGATACTGCATCAAACTCTGACTTGTCATAGTTCCAGTAACCATCTTTCTTGACGATCTTCAACTTGAAGTTTGCACCTTGCCAGAAGTCAAAAGGATTGATTGGTGTTTCATCCTCAAACTCTGGTTGCATTGCTTCCATGACCTTATCAAAGATCTTCTTACCAAACTTGTATAAGAAGACTTTACCCTCATTTTGAGGATTGGTAGGATCCTTTACAACATAGATGTTTGCATAGTAAGAGAGTTTACGCTTCTGCTTACGAACTACATCCTTATCTGACTCATTACCACTATTCCAGAGTTCACGATTATATTCGGAGACTGGATCTTTGCCACCTGTTGTGGTCAAAGAGTTTTCAATATACCAGCCACCTGGCCCTTGGAATGCATGGGAATAAACTTTTGCCCACGGAATATCCTCACCTTCTGGTGCTGGTAAGAAACGGAGAACAGCATAACCGTTTCCTGTTTTATCAAGTTCTGGTTTCCAAAGGCGATCATCACCACCTCCACCAGTATTCATCTTCTCCACTTCTTTGACTAATTTAGAAGTCAATGATCCTAGAGAGGACTGCTTTTTTAGGTCTTTAAATGACATTAGATTTGTTTTTAGATTTGGCTTTTGTGTACCTTTTATTCTATCAAATAGTAGATTCTTTGTCAATTTGATTTTTCATCATTTCCACCATATTGTTCATATTAGCAAATAAGATGTTCATATCGACATTAGAAGGAAGTCCCATTTTACGAGCTCCCTCCTCAACCTCTTTTTTCATTTTTTTCGCTGCGGGATCATCAGACAAACTTAAACGAGTATAGAGAACTCGTTGTTTATCTAATAATTTCTCAAGAATGCAGACATGGTATTTTTGCTCTTCTTTACTCATGCGTGGAAATTTAAAGACATTCTCGTAGACCTCCTCTTGGAGTTCTGCAATTTCTGCCATTTCTGCACGAACAACTTCAGAATCGAAAAAACTCATAATGCTACTTCTTTGAGGATTTTTTTATACTTGGGTACATCTATATTTAGGAAGGGTTTATACTTTTTTATTTTTCGACTGACGGTTTCCCATACAGGGTCATTTAGTCGTTTATCAAAGTTTTTCCTATATTCAAATATTCTATCACATATTACTAAAGTTTCAAGTGAGGTATCTCCTCTTAAATAACTTCTGAGGATAGGAGGGTGGCCACTCGAACAATCGAATATTTCGTCTACTTGCTTATTTTCAAAAAGAGTGTCTATTTCCCCTTTGAACGTATATGACAGGGATTGCACTTTTTTCTTCCAATCGGTATATCTTCCCTCTCCCTCTCTTATCATCTCTCCTATCCACATCGTTGCAGGGTCTGTAGAACTCACAAAGTTAGATACAAAGAATTCTTCTACTTCCTTATCATTCTTCGATCTGGCAAATTTCTCAAACCAGAACCTATCCTTCCTTTTATAAAAGGCTTGAACTGTTGCTCTTGTCTTGCCACCATACTTATGGTAATCATAATGGTCTTTGGTAAAGTGGTTTTTTAAAGACAGATAACAACGATATGCGTCAAAGGGCATCATTTCAAAAAACTAATAGGGGCAAAAAGCCACGGGAATATTTTTTCGACCTTTTTGGAATTAAAAGACGATTTTCGCACGGCTGGTACGCTTTAAAAAGTTTAACTCTTGTGCTTCATACTTTATCTTCTCCTTCAACGGTTTAGATATAAGTTTAGGAACTGATTCTAAATCAATAGAATTCTGATCACAGAAATGAACTATGGCATCTATGTAATTCATATTAGTATTAACTTGCACCAGACTTTCTATCTCTTGTGCAAATCTTGCAGGGCAAAAGAACTTACTTTCGAGTGCTTTCTCTAGTTCATTCTCCATTCGATGCCCCAGTATTGTGATGTACAAATTCTTTTATATAACGAACTAGAAGTTTAATATAATCCCCTTTGTTCCTTTTGTCAAATACTTTTACCTCACCACTAGGGGTTACCATAAGGGTGATAAGTTTTTTAACAGGGATCTCAGTTAGTTCGTAGTAAGCTGCTGCATAAAAGGTTTCCTGAACGAAATAGTTCTCTAACCATGCTTCAGGTTTAATCTTTTCTGATGTCTTAAAATCTATGACTGCTAGTTCACCTTCATACTCTGCTATACAATCAACTCTACCTGCAAGACCAAGGTACTCAGAGTAAAGAGTTCTTTCTATAGCGTGTATATTATTTATCTTGTCCAGATATGGTGTAGCATGATGAAACATAAACTTAGTTGCTGGTTTATAATCATCCCAGTTAAGTTCTTTGTTCTCTAGATATGCCTGTGCTACCTCATGGAAATCAGTTCCACGAGCAGTGGCTTTCTTAGTGATACGATTTGCCTCTTCTATTCCTACCTTTTTTCTCCACTTGATAAAGATATCTCGATTGTAAAATGAGGTTACTGAAGTAATAGAAGGAACCCAACTACCATCAGGTAATTGATACAGTCTACAACCAGGTGTTTCTTTTTTTTCTAGTTCAATGTCACCTAAGAAATTATGATGAGTAAATGTCATAGACCAAGTTCCAATTTTGCAAGTAGATATTCTTTACATAATCCTGATCTTACAATATCTTCAACACCAAATTCAATGATGTCTAGTGATGGCATAACTCTCAAGATTCTCATGAAATCATGAATACCATTCCGTTCATTCTGTTTAATCAAGTCAGTTTGAGTAGCATCTCCACAGAACATTATCTTGGTATCTGCCCCCACTCGTGTCATTATACTATCTAATTCATGATAATTCAAGTTCTGGAATTCATCAACGATGATGATAGCCTTGTCTAAGGTAGTTCCCCGAATGAATGAAGTGCTCCAAAAATCAATAGTATCCTGTGCTTTCAGATTGCCATAGAGCATTTGGAAGTCTGCATCTGATGGCATCTCAAACATATACTTCACCATATTCTTATATGGTATCTGATATAGGAATGACTTATCATCATGATCACCAGGCAAGAACCCAATCTCCCTCGTAGCAACGAGTGACCTTACAATATAAATCTTCTCATAAGGAGTGGTT